TGGTGTTATTACAGGTACATCTGTCATAACCATATCATAAATCATATGAATATTGTCGACTAATATATTACCAGATATCCATAATATGTATTCATAATTAACCGCATTATTTTTCAATATGTTTAACCATAAATTGTGTATTGAATTATCAAAATAAATATTATATTTATTATGTTTTAGTATCTCATTATATATATCAAGATTATCCGTATACATAATATAATCAATATCACCTACATTATATGTTAATATTTGTTTATGAATAAATTTATTAACCCACTCATCTATACCAGTTGATAAAATATTTTTATAACCATCATCATCTAAATATACAGAAATTAATATATTTTTAGTTTTATCTTCATTATCATTATTGAATATACGAATAATATTTCCTTTTTGAGGTAATATATTCCATATATCATGTATTATGAAACGAGATAAAAAAGATTTTATTGAATAAAAAATAAATGGATATTTATTTATAGAATTTACGACATTACATATAAATCTTTGACTTCGAGTATCATATTCAAATTCATTTGAAACAAATTTAGGGTCATCAATACATATAATATAATCATTATTCATGTCATAACCTATTTTAATATCACTATGATTATTAGATATCGCATCATATAACAATGAAAATTTAGCAAGCCATACATCACTATTAATTAATATATCTGGAATTTTAACATCAGTAATATTTATTGTAGGTTTTGATAATAGAATATCTTTATTCATTTTAATAAAAAATCTTATAAGCTGTTCATATGAACAATTTATATAAGTCAAAACAGAACTCATAAACATTATTACATGTTTATCATAAATATTTGTATTTTTATAATGTTGATTTTTAAAATTTATTAATGTTTGACTGACAAGTTTTATAAATTGTTTATTGGTGAAAGATTCGTTATAATGTATTGGTATCACATGATATTTATAACGATACATGACTCCAAGAAAACGATAAAAATCATCTTTTACAAAATCATCATTTACAAGGACAATTATAGTTATATACCATTTAATACCATCTATATCACAGACTGTTGGTTTTACTGGTTTTGAATATATTTTAATATATTGGCTAATATCTTGATTCGTATTATCATCTATAAATAATGATATTTTTGAAGAAAAAGCGTACAAAGGTAATTCATTAGTAGGGTCATATTGCTTTTTATAAAATATTTCAGACAATTTATATTTAATGTTATTTAAATCAATTGCTATTAATTTTTTCGCACCATTTGTTGAAATTAAATAAGATTTATCACTTCGTTTATCATTATGTGGAATATCAATATATTTATTAATCGATATTTCAGGTTGTTTATCAAATATCCAGTTATGATAAAGATAGATGATATCCCACTCATCCATAACTCTCATTCTTTTAATACTTTCAATGATATCTAATATATATAATCCAGTAGACATAAACTTCAAATCATATTTATTAATAGTAACAGAATCGTCAATTATTAAATATGATTCATTACTATTTGTTTCTGATATTTTTTCCCAAATATTGTAATGGTCTATAATATTGTTATATTCATTATATGAAATATTTGAATTATTAATATATTTTACTTTAGTAGTTATAGAATTACTGTAAATAAATTCATAAGGGATTCTATTTAACAGTGTACTATTTAAAATATCGTCAATGTGTTTTTTACGAAGAATGTCACCATGATATATTATAAAAATTTGTTGTATCATAAATAATATGTTACTTATGATATAATTGTATTATCTTTAACTATATAAAGAACTTTATAATATAGATTAAATAAAATGTATTCTATGAAGAAATATTATAAAGTATTTTTTTTACATAAAGAAAAAAAAATAGTTGATGAACTACCATGGAGTATAGCGGTATATAATCCTCCTTCGGTAAATGTGCCTAATTTATCATCTGTAATTTTAGCTATAGTTTCAATATATTGGTGATATAATTAATAATATCATATTTATTGAAACATTTTTTACAACAATAATATTTTACATTATTATGAATAAATGTATTACTTGTAATAATGCGACACTTCTGATTTATACAAGGTTTAAGCCAGCCTTCCAATGGTAATGTTGGATATCTTGATTGTTTATAAGTATTTTTACTTAGGAGTGATGACATATCACTTACTTTTATTAATCTTATAAATTATAAATACTTCTGTTTTTTAAAATGACGCAAATTTATCATTTGTATCAACGCCACCAACATTATCTTTTTCGATACCTTGAATACACATTTCGTTTTTCCATGTTTTAATACATGATGTTTGGTCAGCACCTGGAACAATTTCAGGAGAAGAATTACCTAATAATTCTGATTGTTGGCTGAACATTTCAGTACTTGATTCTTGATTTAAATCAGTAACATCTGCTGTTTCTTGAAATAATTCACTACCGCTAACTTTTGCTGATGGTAACCAACTTGTTTCATTAGGTAATGAAATTGATAAATCAGTTTCCATTAATTGTGATTTACTGATACTGTATAAAGTGATGATAAATGCTAAAGCGACCATTAAAGCTAATGAAGCATCTTTAGTTGCTAATAAAACTATTAAGAAAGCTACTAAAACACGGAAGACAACATTATTAAATAAATCTTGTAACATCTTAGGTAATCGTGGTGCTACTAATGCCGCATATAAGGCGATAAAAACTTTTAAAGAAGTATTAACATAAACATTACTCAAAAGTTCTTCTAATAATTTTTCAGCTGATTTAATAAGTTTATTCATTTATAACATATCCATAGATTTTTTAAACTGGATTTTATATGAATTTGTTATAAAGCTATCGTGTTTTTAAGTAAATAAAAAATGTGTGGCATATGGACATTAATTAATTTAATGAATATACCATTTAATGTATCAAAAATTTTTAGTGATTTCTGGAACTTAAAACATAGGGGTCCTGATAATTCTCATTTCGAAAATTATAATCAAGTTTATATAGGATTTCATAGATTGTCTATTATGGATACTTCTTTTAAGAGTAATCAACCTTTTATTTTTCAAGAAAGTAATAAAACAATTATTTTTATTTGTAATGGAGAAATTTATAATTATAAAGAACTTGTTAATAAATTCGAACTACCAATAAAAAATAATAGCGATTGTATGACAATTCCACAATTGTATATGAGATACAGTCGCTCTAATAATTTGTCAGGATTTTACGATCTTTTTAAAACTGACATTAAAGGTGAGTTCGCGTTCGTATTATATGAGTTTGATAACTTCAAAAACTTAACTAATCTTATAGTAGCTCGTGACCAAATAGGTATTCGACCTCTATATTATCATCCTTTTAATAATAATAGTAAGTTTCTATTATTTAGTTCAGAAATAAAAGGTGTTAATAGTTTTTCAGAAGAAATTAATGAATTCCCACCCGGTTTCTTATTTCATTATCAATTTGATAATTTTGGTAAAATTTATCAATATGATATGTGTTTTAGAGATGTTTATAATATTGTCTCAAATAAAAATCTTGATATAGTAACTCTTCTTAATAATGTCAAATTTGCTGTAATAAATTCAGTTAAAAGAAGATTAATATCTGATCGTCCTATGGCTTTTTTACTATCAGGAGGAGTAGACTCGAGTCTAATAGTAGCTATAGCATCTAAAATATTAGGTGCACGAATAAGCACTTTCTGTTGCGGTATGAATGAAGGAACAGACTTTTTATATGCACGGAAAGTCGCCAATTTTATAGGTTCGGATCATCGTGAAGTTTATTTTACTCCTGAAGAAGGTTTACAATATATTCACGATGTTATCTGGACTACTGAAACATGGGATACTACTACGATCCGTTCAGCAATAGGACAATATATAGTATCCAAATTCATATCGCTAAATACAGATGCTAAGGTGCTATTGGTAGGAGAAGGTATTGATGAAATCTGTTCATCTTATATTTTTAACTGGAATGCTCCATCACCCAATGATTTACATACAACAGCTGTAGAATATGTAAATAAAATACATTATTTTGATGTTAAAGGTGCTGATAGATGTATATCGCGATGGGGTATGGAAGCTCGTTTTCCTTTATTAGATACTGAGTTTATTAAGGCATATTGGAATATACCGTGTGAATATAGGACGCCTCAATTCAAAGGGATTGATAAATGGTTTATAAGAAGAGCTTTTGAAGATTCAGGGATATTACCACCTGATATTTTATGGCGTAAAAAAGAAACTTTTTCGGAAGGTATTAGCAGTAAAGTAAGGTCGTGGTCTAAGATATTACAAGACCATATAGAAACTCTCGTATCTGATTTAGAATTAGAAAATGCGCATAATAAATATCCTTATAATACACCTACTACCAAAGAGGCATATTATTATAGAGAAGTTTTCTATAATATGTTCGGACATAATAGACAAAATATAATTCCTCATTATTGGCAACCGAAATGGAATAAAGAAACATCATCTGATTATTGTGATAAAAAAACTTTATAAATAAAAGCACCAAGTATAAAAAGTGTTGTGTCTAATATTATATCTACAAGATTACTATTTCCAGTGAGTCTAAACGGGTCTGACATACCTATAAATATTTGCCAGAATTCCCATACAGTATGTAAAATGAACATCTTAAAATAATAGTTATCAATTATTAATTTAGATGTATTTAAAACCAAGTATTGATTTACAATATAACCGAGTATTATACCACTTATTAAGTGTATAATAGACCAATTACTGATATAGAATGTTTTTTTACTATCACCTAAGATATCAGTTAATAAAAATTTATTAATTGAAGGTGATAAAAAAATATCTCCAGAATGAAGAAGAATCTCTCTAACACTTTTTGTCATTTATAGTATAATGAGAAAAATGTAACATATAATAGATTTAAAGGTTTATTGTTAGCATGTAATAAATCCAAAATGAAAAAAGATAATATTCAATTCATTATTGAAATTAAAACAAATACTAATGAGTCTGTTCAATATAGATATAATAATATGAAAGACCTTCAAACCGCATGGGACTTTTATAATAGAAATAATAAAACTTATTATCAAGTTATCATGACGGATGATGATAGTTATTTTACAACAAATGGTCGTATGCACATAGTTTCAGAAGATACATTTGAAAATATGGATAATTTATTAGTAGTTTCACCTTTAGTTCATTATACTATTAATGGAGATCCTGTTTATTATATGTCAAATTATAATACTGAATATTTTAGTAATTTATATGAATGTACATATAATAGAACCAATATCCATTTAATATCTGAGCATTTAAATTTGAAAACATTAGGGTTTAGTGAACAAGAAATACAAATGAAATATAAATATATTTTTGTAAATATTTGCGAAAACGAAACTTGTCGCAATATTCACAAATACGAATTATTTACCCCTATAAAACCAACACCAGCTATAAATGATTATAAGCGAATGTATGGATATCAGACTCAATATTGTTTTACAAATGATATTAATAATAAATCGAATGAATGTCATCGTATTATTAGAAAAGGTTATCCGATGGAAACGCGATATAGTATTATTCATATGGTAGACTCTGATAGAAATAAAGTTTATTACAAACGAATTTCTAATAGTGACTATAATAATATTTATGATGATACTAACTTACATCATGTTTCAGAATATATTGATAAAGATTCTTTAAAAGTTACTGATACAATTCTTAATACGAAATATAAATATATGTTTATTAATACTCAGCAGACTTATAGAGGGATAGTTATAAATGAAACTACAAATCGTTTTGAACTACATCAACCAGTAACTGATTATAAATATAATATTTCTGTTCAAATATATAAATATTTTAAACCTTCAAGTGTTTATGAATTTAAGTCAAATAGTACATTTGATATAATAGAAAATAAGGAAGAAATGATAACTTTTGGTAAAAATATTTATTATAATTCAAGTGTCGGTTTCTTTGATTATAGTGTAAATAATATGAATAGTGTTATAAATGTTATGAGTGAAAATGACATGAAATTATTTGATAAACTTGTAAATTATTATGGTAATTTTGATGATGTAAAGATAATTACTATTACTGTAAATGATAAGACTACAACATGGCACCGTTATTATAAACCTGTTACAAATTTAAAAGATTCTGTATGTGAAAAATATTTTGAAAAAGAAGATGAAACTGATGAACTTTTAGATTTATTTAAAATGTATAAACCAACATTTAGTGAATATGGAGCATATAATTTAGTAGTTGAACCACATATTGATACACCAGAAAAAATAGTAAGTCAAAATAATCATTATACTATTATAAATAAAAAATTTGTTGATTGTCTAAAGTGGGATTCAAGATTATCTGGATGGATTACTAATGATTTAAACAGAAATATATTATTAAAATATATGCGTGAAGTGCCATCTTTAATCGTCGCTAATTAAACATTCATTATTTAATCTGGATGATAGTGCTGATGTTTTTTCATCATCATCACTATTATCTACTGTTTCATTTTTCTTTTTACGGTTCTTTATAACCTGATTATATGATTCATCAAGTAACATATTGAAAGGATTAGACATAGGACTATAATTCGATACTGAAACTTTTAATTCAAATATATCATATTCCAATTTTCTATAAACTGCTTCTCTCTTTTTATATTGAGCTGGAAAAACAGAGAAATTATCTACTAAATCAAATGCTAATGGAGTTATAGCATGTGCTTTACGAATAATACGACCGATAGACTGTTCAATACTACTTTTAGGAGTCGTGAATATGACCGTATTTAAATCTCCAATATCGAGACCTTCTGAACTCATAGGATAAGTTCCTAATATGACTTGTTGTTTTTCAGAGATATCTAAATCTTTCTGTTTCATACCACCGACATAGAAACCCACAGTTGTGAAACGACTACATCTTCTATAGAGGTCTTCAAGGTGGTCACGGCGGTCACTCAATAATAATATTTTACGCGGTTCTTCTTCTTGTGTTGTTACAAGTTTATATACAAGCGTTTCTATCATATGATTTCTTGCTCCATGATTAACTATATTCGTAATCATTTTAGGGAGACAAGCCTTACCTATAATAGAAACTTCTTCTTTACAATAGGAAGGGTCATAGTCAGTATATTTTATGACATTAACACGGATTTTACGGTCTCCTCTTTTTTCACTTCTGAAAACCATAGGACCTAGATACATATGAAATATGGTCGATAGACCGTCAGTTCTTTTAGGTGTCGCAGAAAGACCGAGTGAATAGAATGAGTTGATTTTAGGAAGAGAACGAGAAAAGACTTCGGCTGATATATGATGACAGTTATGAACGACTACTCCATTTTCCGATTTAGACCCGCATATTATAAAATTATGATTATCTTCGACCTCTATATCATATACTTTACATGTTTCAATATGATATGATATATTTTCAACAATCATCGTATTTTCATTAGATATAATTAAATCTCCGATTTTAAGATTTTTAGCTTCTAACCATCCTTGCGTAGTTAGATATTTATGATTATGTGTGCTTCTAAATTTCATTTTAGAACATTGTATTTCAATAAGTTCATTAGACTCTTTTTCCCATGCGTAGGTCATATTTTTCCATTCGAAATTCTTTGTTTCTAAGTTGTATGATTTAATTAGTGGTAACTCTTTTTTATTATTCCATAAATTATATAAAGTTCCTATTAACATTGGTCCTTTATTAGTTAAAACAGATTGATTATACGGGAAACATTCGTCCACAACAACTGTTCCAAATGAATCGAAAACTTCAGGGTCATATTCTTTTATAGAGAGACTTTGGAGCATACATAGGACAATATCTTTATTATCAATATCTATAGTCTTACCTTGAATAGTTCCCACTTTAGCATCTGGTAAAAACTGCTTAATGCGTTCTTTCCATTGATTCATCAAGAACTCTTTATGGACTACTACTATAGTTTTACGAGCTAATTGTGCTACAATATAGAGGCTCATCACAGTTTTGCCCCCTGCGCAGCCGATACTGACTATACCTCCATTAGATTTAGCTACTAAATCAGAAGATTTAAAGTCGTCTGATAGAATACAACTATTTAAAAATGTATTTACAATTTCCATTTGATATTCACGCATAGTCCCATTAAATTTCAGATTGATAGGGTCACCTCTATTTATTTTAATATTATCTGGTGAACCAAATTTTTCAAAACCATAATGTTTAGGTAAATATAGTTTTTGAGGACTTTCTAAATAAACAGGGAAAGAAGCTGGTTTAGCTTGAAAGTCATTTAACGAAAAAGGAGTTAATGTTAAGTCCTTTCTAGTTTCATTTAAAGTTTTTGGAGAAAAATACTTTTTCTGTATAGCATATCCCCTTTTTGTATATATTTTTGCTATTTTATCATTATTCGATGATGAAGACATTTTTTACATTAATATCATACACACAAAAATATAAAATCAAAATTTAAAAATCATTTTTTTTAAAAATTATAACCATATATAATATATGAAGAACTGTATTTGTCTTCGATTATGGAATGATAATCGTTTTATAGATGTATTATATAACCAATTGGACAGTATTTATACATTTGGTAATTTAAATGAAAACACAGATATAATTTTATACACATCTGAAACTTATAAAGATAAAATTATAGATAGTCATTTAATTAATGACCGTCTTAATATCCAATTATTTAATGATAATACATCATATAGAACTCTATTATTAGACCAATTTGATTTACCTATATTGAAAGAATATAATAAAGTATTATATTTAGATATAAATGTTCTTGTAAATGGAGATTTAAATCAATTATTTAATAATTTAGAAGATGATAAGATATTTACTAATGGACCAGCTGATGGTAATACTATAACACCTGCCGCATTTATAATGTATAAAAATAGTGAAACTATTACAAAGTTTTTTGATGATATGCGTAAAAGTATGACAAAATTACCACAAACTGTAATAGATTGTACGGTGGTTTGTAATATAGCATCTAAAAATAAATTATTAAATGTATCATTAAATAATTTAGTCACTATAAAACCGGCAAGACCTTCTGCTAATATATTATTAGCACATTATCCAGAAGACCCAAATAGATTTATGGTAAAACAAGCAGACCAATTAGATTTTTTAATGTTTGCTAAAGAATTCAAAATTAAACAAGAATTAGATGATAGCTTAAAAGCATATAATAATAGTGTAAATGATGTGTGGAAAGAATATAAAATAGGTAATGATTTGCGTCTATTAAGTTCGAATAAGGCAGACTATAATCAATCAATAATTATGCAATTTAAACAATTATGTAATTTGTCATTAAACAATAATATTACAAATATTTTATCAATCGGTTTAGACGCTGGAATAGTTCCGCTCATATTCAGCGAGGCAAATAAAAAAGCAAAAACAACTGTTATTACATATAGCGATAGTGAATTTGCTAAAAAATACCCAATGGTTGTATGTTCTAATAATATTCAAGTATCTAATTTATCATTTCTACCTGATAAATATGATATGGTTTATATTGATACTGAAAAAGGTGAAGACTTAACAACTATACTTGAATTAATAGATAATACATTAAAAAATAAGACAATCGTATGTATAACAAATTATAATATAGCAGAAATTAAAAGTGTGTGGGATACATATGTAAAAACAAATAATTTACAACAATTAAAAGGTCATAATTATCGTTCTCTGTTACAATGTATGTCTATTAAGAAATAGATAAATAATATAATAAATTATTATATCATTTATTTAACTGCTACACATCAAGCATTCTTTATCTTTAGATGCGTCAATACTAAATGTTTGTGCTTTACTAACCGCACGCCGTCTTAAATAATAAATACCTGTTTTTAGACCTTTCTTCCATGTGTAGAAATGCATTGATGACAATTTACTCATATCTGGATCTTCTAACCACAAATTAAGACTTTGTGATTGACAAACATAAGCACCGCGATCCGCGGCTTGGTCAATTAGTGCCTTCATAGATAAATCCCATGCGACTTTATAAGTGTTTCTTATAATTTCTGGTATTTGTGTAATACCTTGAATAGAACCATTATTTAAAATAACAGTATCCATTAAATCATTATTCCATATTCCTATAGACTGTAAATCATTCATTAAATATTTATTTAAAACCACAAATTGTCCAGCTAATGTACCACGAGAATAAATATTTGAAGTGAATGGTTCAATACATTCATTATTACCTAATATCTGACTTGTCGATGCTGTTGGCATTGGCGCTAATAATAGGGAATTACGCATACCAGTTTCCATTATTTTCTTTCTTAAAACATCCCAGTTCAATACCATACCATATTTAGAATCACCTACTTCAGATATAGGTTTAACATCCCATAAATCAAATTGAAATTGTCCTTTAGATATAGGAGAACCTTCGAATGTATGATATGAACCTAAATATGGACTAATGTTTTTGTACATTTCAATATCTTCAGGTAAAACCATTTTATCAGCTTTATCTGGATAATTTACAGCATTTACAATAACATTACTAAATTCATTTGCTAATAAATTACTTTCTTCACATGAAGCATAATATATAGTAGCAAATATAGCTTTATTCAATTCTGTCGCCTTTTCACTATCAAAACTGACACGATATTTAGCATATACATCTGCTAAACCTTGAACACCGATACCGATTGGACGATGTCTGAAGTTAGATACTCGTGTTTCATTAACAGGATAAAAGTTAAGGTCGATGACTTTGTTAAGATTTCTGGTGATGACTTTAGTAACTTCATACAGTTTTCGGAAATTGAAAGTAGGTTTAAAGTAATTGTATAATTCGGTGAATCCTCCAATATGTTCACCATTAATAAATATTTGAGGAACAGATGTGAAACGCTTATTTTTTAATACAATTTTACATGAGTCGCCGTCACATTCCATAGCACCTGACTTTTTATTTAAATCTTTAAAGAATTCGCTTCTTTCAGTATCATCATCTAAATTATGTTCTGTATATGACAATCCGCGCGATTTTAAAAATCCCTTACTATAATTACAGAATTTACAGTCAGTTTTACTATAGATTTCAATCGATTTAATCTTACTATAGTCAAATTCTTCAACATAAGTCGGTAACGCAATAGATGCTAATGTACAACATGCGTATTCTTTGTGATCAGAATATTCTATAATTTCACTACAATTCCCAGCAATAACACCATTAAAAATACCGATATGACGCTTTGGTTCATTAAAACAGAATGTATTATCCCGTCGTTCTAATTTTGAAACTGATTCTATTTTAATATATCTACTTGGAGAAGGCAGAATTTCAGTTTCATTCATTTTAACAGGTCTTGAAGAAAACCCTAATGAAAACAACAAATCTATATCATATTTAGATAATAATAAGCGCCACCAATCCTGATTTTGATTTGAATCAGATAGGTATCGGTATTCACTTTTACTCATTTTTGATATTTTCGGATTTACACCACAAGTTTGTAACATGAACTTTATATTTTTCAAAAATTCATGATTGGTATTTTCTATTGATAATGTTAATGATGTAGATGTATTGTCTTTAATATTTGTGATAGAACCGCCTGATTCTGCGATACCTTCAAGCCATTTTAATTTTGATTTGATTGAATAACCGTTGATTGGAACAAAAAATTTATCTTTTATTTTTGATTTATCCAGAGTTATAACCAATCTACTACCTACACTTTTATCTTTACGAACATACTGTAAAGTTTTACCAGTACTAACATAATCTAAATCTGGTAGTAATTCAATCTCATTATCATATAGTGTTATTATCGGTTTTTTAGTGTATGATATACCTTTACAATATTCATTTACTTCGTCGGATACTTGCATATTAATATGTCTTTTACAATAAGATTTATTTGGTAATGATTTAAAGCTACAAGGTTTTTCATATAATCCTTTATTCATATAAGTTCTATCACCTGAAAAAAAACCATTCGTATATGCTGATTCTAATTCATTAGGTCCATCAATAATTGGATACTCACACTTTATAAGAGACATACCTTTTTCTAAATCTTTTGTTTCAACAATATTTGCGGTGCGATTATAAGCAGCATGGATATAAAATTTGTGATAAGGAGTACAAACTAATTCGGAACCGTCACTGAATTTTACATTCATCAATTCTTGATTTTCACCAGTTTGACGAACGGTAACTTCACTCCATTCATTTCCATTCCATACATTAACTTTTTTATCCTTGAGTTTTTGTATTTCAATCTGTCCTTTGTCAGTCAATATTAATGTTTCTGGTGCTACACATAGATTACTGCTTTTTATAGTACCGTAATTTTTCTGATTTGATTTACGGTTAGCAGCATCTTTATAACATATATAAGGTGTTCCAGTTTCCATTTGAGACTTTATAATTTCTTTCCATATATCCATAGCTGGAACTTGTCTAATAACTTTCTTTGGATCTTTTTCATATGCTTCATACAATTCCTTGTATTTATCACCATAAACTTCACTTAATCCACGGCATGTATCAGGACACATAAGAGACCACATCTGTTTATTTTGAACTCTTTCCATGAATAAATCACTTAACCATACAGCATAAAATAAGTCGCGAGCCCTTGAGTTTTCGTCACCGTGATTCTTCTTAGCTTCTAAGAAGGACATTATATCACAATGATGTGGTTCAAGATACATAGCAAATGAACCATTGCGTTTTCCTGAATTATGGACAATACCCATATCAGTTAAATAGTTATGATTATCCATCATATTAAAATCATATACATCACCTGTATAATGTTCTCTTGTTATGTTTGTAATAGGAATCCAATATAATTCTTTATCTAAAAAGTAATTTTCGGTATTTTGAATAACTTTATTTAATTCTGAAAGAGCTTCTGTCTTCGGATATGAAACATAATGATTAAGTGTCAATTCAGAAGAACTAATATATTCAGGTTCTTTTTCAATAGTTCTTGCGTATATTTGGTGTTCTTTAGTAACACGAACCGGTTTATTAGAGGCATTAGTTTTTATTATTAAAATTTCCTTATCAACTTCATTAATAGAAACTTGTAATATTGGCTTTAATGAACCGTCAATTGTATATAATCTGTCACCTATTTTACAGTCTTTCATTTGTACAGGTCCTAATTCACCATATACCCAAGTATCAGGTGTAAAACATTGATTTACATGTCGCGCTACATCATTAAATACACGCAACATTGGCATAATACCAGTTGATTTTCCGTTAGTAGAACGAATTAGAGCATTTTCACCTCTAACATCGTGAATGTGAACACCTATACCTCCTGCCCATTTTGATATTTGAGCACAGTCTGCTATAGCTTTATATATACCAGATATACTGTCTTCAACACCTAATAAGAAACATGATAATAATTGAGGATGTTGTGTTCCCGCATGGAATAAAGTTGGTGTCGCATGAACAAAATACTTCTGTGACATTAAATCATATGTTTCAAAACATCTATCTAAATCTCCTAAATGTAAACCTATAGATACACGCATAAACATATGTTGGATTCTTTCTACAACTACACCATTAACTTTCAATAAATATGCTCTCTCGAGTGTTTTATAACCAAAATAGTCATACATAAAATCTCGCGAGTAATCAATATGCGCATCTATTTTATCTCCATTTTGGAGAACAAATTCATATAGTTTAGGATCTATTAATATCGAATTATGTTTAACAACATACGATATAGTATTTACAAATGAACTATCGGTCAATTTATGATTATTAGATATAATTATACGAGATGCTAATGAACCGTATGAAATCTGTTTAACTGACAATTGAGTACATGTTTCAGCAGCAAGTTCATCTAACTTTGAAGTGCTTACTCCGTCATATATTTGTGAACAGACCTTTTGCGCAACCATTGTAGGATCAATGTCTAATAGTTTAGGTTCCATATCACACATTTTAGCAATCCTTATTGTAACCTTATCAAAAGATACATTTTCATATTTTCCATTTCTTTTAAGAACTCTCATTTTTGTTTGAATTATTTATAAAACGATAAATAATTTTAAGTAAAAAAATTATTTTTTATAATGAAATCTACGGTTAAAATATCAATATAAATTATAATAAATGAATCCTCATATACTCGCTATTATTGCTGTAATGTTGACTTTAACAGTAATCGGTGGAATTTATAAACATATTATTATAGGTGGTAAAATAGTTCAATTTGACAAAAAAAATACAGCTGAATCATGTAAATTATGTTCTATTCGTGGTGATACTTGTTATATGACTGAATATAAACCTTGTAATATGGCATCATATAAACAATGTACTAATAATTTTATGCCTCCGAGTACCTGTCAATGTAAAAATCAGCGTGGTTTCGAATTATGTGAAAAAAATTTACAAATGTCCGAAGCATGTTATATGAATCATTATAACCTAAAACCAAATATGAACATTAGTGTAATTCATAGTGATAAATATCCACGAGTAAATAAACATAATATACCATATACTCCATTTGACCGATTTGAACATTTAAGACCAGGTGACGACAATACAATAAAAAATAGATATAATAAAGAATCTTTACCAGATCCAATACCTATGGAAGTCGTAGCTGCTAATACTATAACAAGAATTCCTATCCAAACAATATTATCTAATTAGATATATTTTCATTAAATTGACTATTATCATATTCATTTTCATAACATAAATAATTTATACATAATGGATCTTTTCTACCTAAGCGCTGAGCACGACCTATAATCTGTTTTTCAAGGTCTCCACTCATTCTGTGATAAACAAAGACCTCATCTGTCATTTGAAGATTGATACCAGCTCCGAAATACTTAGCATTTAACATTAATACATTTATATCTCCTTTTTTATATAAATCTATGGTTTTTAATATCTGATGAGTATTACCAGATATATTACTGTATTTTATTGCAAGTTGTTGTAATCTTTGTTGGATAAGCTCGAATGTCTTTTCAAATTCTGAAAATATTAATATCTTTTTAGTAGGATTTGATAATAGATATTCAGATAACATATCTATTTTTTCATATAGTATAATATCTTCTTTTTCAATAACATCATTCTTTTCTTCTTCTACTACAATTAAATTATTATATGTCAGTTGCGTACGACATAACGGACATGAATTTTTAACTTTAATGTTATTACTGATACAAGCTATACAAAATTTGTTTTTACAACATGTTACTAAAGCATAAGGATATTTAATATTGTCTATACATATTGGACATGTATTGGCTTCAGGATCAGTTAATCTATCACTAATATTTTTAATCTTATGGTCGATTTGTAATATATTTATATTCACCGTTTCAATAGCCTTTTCAGTACTTGTTATACGAGCTTGTATATTATAATATTCTTTTTTACATTGTTCATATGTTTCTGGTCTGAGTTCTTTAGGAGTATTTTTATATTCCTCTTTCATTAAGAAATAACTTTCTTTAAGTCTATCTCTCATAAGGCAGAATTCATTAATATTCCTTTTCTTTTCCCCTATCTCGAGTAATAGCATTCTCTTTGATGTATCTAATGATTCTGTTACACTATCAATTATGTCTGCTTCGGTATTAATTCTACATCCTAATATTTGGGATGCTTTGTCCATATCACCAGCATTAAGAGCTTTTAAAACATCTAATGATAACGCATTTTTTACAGCATTTAGCGCATCAGAAGTATAACATTTTATGAATTTTACTATAGGTAAAGGAACATCTATAGATTGTTTTACAAATTCTGGATGGTTACGCACGATAACTTTAAATAAACGCCTTTTTCTATAATCTTGATTTGTAAGACTTACCATAGAATCTTTTAATGCTACAAAACCATTCATATTATTTGATGGATAAATATATTCATTTTTACGATAATCATATACGTTTTGATGTGTATATAATAACGACATGAATGAAGATGTTATTAACCATGTCTTTTTACCTATATAATGTTTACATGATGGAATACGAATACTATCTGCTTCATCAAATATGACTCTCTGAAATATGAATCCATAAATAACACGAGTATATTTACATATTTTTAAATTATTTTTAAAAATATCTTTATTATCATTAAATTTTTTGTTAAGACGAGATAATTCATTATAAAATTGAGGAAATGACCTATCCATATTAGTATCTTTTTCAAATTTATTGGATAAAGTAATTACTTCATTTTTAAATATATCCGCATCTATATTTGATGTGATGAGTTCAACACGGTCATTATAAATATTATATTTATCTTCACTTGATTCACTATTATATACAATATCTGTTTTTTTAAAACTAACTACTTGTTTAAAACCATAATATGATAAATAAGATATAAAATCGTTATATACTGTTGATTTAATTAATATTACACTGACACTATTTAATTTAGTAATAATACTTTCTTTATCTTTACCGAGATCATTTAAAGCTAATATACTACCTAATGAGATTGATGTTAATTTAGTATGGTGTATAATATAATTATCCCACTGTGTATAAATACCATGTGGTACTACTATAAGATTAGATGAGAATTCTATACAAGATGGAGCTAAAATAGCTCCATTAATATATCCTTGGTCATTACATAAAGGATGATATATATTTTTGGACATAGTTGTCGTAGGATTATTAGCTATAAGTGATAACATACATAATGATTTACCACTACCAACATTATCTGATAATATCAATATTTCTTCATCGGTGAAACGATAAGGATATGTTTCAAGATAGTTCATTTGATATAAGGAACGCTTTTGATGTAATTTTAATTCTAAAGATATTTCTTTTGGCGTATCTAAAATAGGACCATGGGGGCATACAGTCCCGTATTTATTAATACAATTAGCATATTCATATGTTGCTGCATCATGCTGTTCATCAGTTCTATAAACAGCTATCCCGTCCAATCTGGATATTATTTCATTTAAAGGTATTTTAACTTCTATTTTATTAAAATCATACGAATAATATGATTCTTCATTGCTTATATTATAATCAAAGGGATGACTTTCTTTAGTGATTTCCATTTTTATAATATTTTAAAATCCGATTTTTTATTAAATCAAATTTATTCTATAATCATAAATGGATAAAAGAAATATTGCGATAGTTATTATATCAGTTTCATTGATTTTAGTGTCTATGAATATATATAAATATCTGTATTTATCATACGACAAATATGAGATATTACAACAAGAAATGGACGATGTTGACATGGCAACTCTGGATATTACACCTTTTCCATTAGTTATGACATACATAGAAGAAGATACCCTTGAGTATAATATAAATTCTTCTAATAAGCATTCACCATTCTCAATAGACAAGAAGTTTATCAAGAAGAAAGTAGCGGATGTTTCCTCAAATGTAGATTATGTATATCACAATTACCCATTATTTTATGTGAAACCTCTTGAAGATGTAGATATCATCATTATCCCACAAAAAGAAAATATAAAAGACATATCTAATTGTCAACAGATAGTCATAAAATTACACCCACATAATATTCTATATATTCCAAGATATTGTCATTGGAAGATTAATGCTGAAAAAGAGACTGAAGTGGAAATATACCATTCTCATACACCGTTATCATGGCTCATATCTAAATTCAACAGTTGTTCGTATAGTGACTAAAAATAATAATGATTATGTATATTAAGAGTATTAATACAAAATGGGTGGAGGTCTATTACAACTCCAAGCATATGGAACAGAAAATATATATTTATCAGGTAATCCACAGATGACATTTTTTAAAATGGTTTATAGAAGATTTACGCATTTTGCTACACAACCTATAGAAGTGAATTTTGAGAGTTTTGACCAGCTATCATTCACAACTCCTACACGAATAAAACTTCGTATTCCTCGTAATGCCGACCTTATTAGTAAGCTTTTTTTAAATATCAATATACCAGCCATTTATGCTTCATCATCTAAATTATTTAGATGGATTCCTTATTTAGGTGCTCAGATGATTCAGAGTATCAGAATGACAATTGGAAGTTCAGTGATAGAAGAATATACAGGAGAATACATAAATTTATGGCATCAAATGACATGTTCAGATGAGTCATTAGCAACTTATTATGATATGATAGGTCATACATCTACTTTTAATAATCCTAAAGATATATGGGGAGATTATCCGACTGTAGACACATCATCTACTTATGTAGATGGTTCATTTAATTATTTAAATAAAAACTGGAATGTAAAACCATCTATTCCTAATAAAAGACTCAGTATTCCTATTCCTTTTTGGTGTCATCGTCATGATGGTCTTGCTTTACCTTTAATAGCTTTACAATATCACGAAACTATAGTAGAAGTGACATTTCGTCCTATAAATGAATTATATCAAGTTACACAAGACCAGTCGTATTCTTTAAGTGAATCGTATGAATTAAATTCAGGTGGTTTAATTTTAGAACCTTCTAAAAATTATGTAAGAAAGTATTGGACTAAACCATTAGGTAACAATGATGATTTGAAAAACTTTACAAATCTCATCACGAACGCATGGGCGATGGATCCGAAATTAGAAATAACATATATATTTTTAGGAGATGAAGAAAGAACATATTTTGCTAAAAACGCACACAAATATCTTATAGAAAAAGTACTGTTTTATCAAATATACGGTGTAAAAAACAGAAACACATTTGAAGTTGAACTATTTCATCCAGCTAAAGAAATTTATATATTACCTCGTCGCGATATACATAGAAGTACTAATGATTGGTCTAATTATACTCATTTAGATAGTGATAGTATGAATCCATATGCTTATCAAACATATTATCTTCAATATGCTCAGAATTTAGGTGGTAATACAATACACAACTTAGGTAAGTTCAGAACAGACCCAGATAGATATATAGATGTCAGTTTGAATGAATATGCTGTATCTGCTTCTGATACATATACAACTGAAGATATAATTAATTTTATAGATACATGGAATATGCGTGATATTAGCTGTATTCCTGTAATAACTTCTTCAAACTGGTCATATTATACACCGGATATTATTCAAAATATGCAAATATTGCTAAATGGTAATGCTTATATTGACCCTAAAAGAGGTTCATATTTTTCACAAAATCAACCTTTCTTATATCATACAAATAATAGACATCCAGGGGTATTATTATATTCATTTGGATTAGAACCAGAGAAATATCAACCGAGTGGTGTATGTAATTTTTCACAAATAAAGAAGATAGAATTTGTTATGGATATGAAAGAGCCTATTTTATATGAATCTCCATTATGTACTGAGCTTTATAATATGGCGTATGATATAAATTTCTATGTTGTTACACATAATGTCCTACAGATATTAGGAGGTATGGGTAGTTTAATGTTTGCTAATTAAAAATTTGATATTTAAATAATGAATCAATAGTTATTATTTAAATAAAGTAAAAATGAAAAGAAATACATTTCCGGAATTAAATGAAGTTGTGTTATTTAAAGTGACACTAATTGATGAAATCGCTATATATGGTTCTCTTGTAGAATACAATGATATTAAAGCGATGATGATATACGCAGAAGTTTCCGCCAGAAGAATAAAAAGTATTTACCAGCATATTAAAGAAGGACAAGAAGTAGTTGCTATAGTAACACAAGTAGATACTGAAAGAGGACATATTAATTTATCCAGAAAACAGGTTACAACTGAAGATAAAGAAGTATTTATGATAGGATATTCTAATAGAAAAAAAGTGAATACGATTTTATATAAACTTTCATTACAATATAATTGTGATATATCAAATTTATATGATAAGTTATGGGTATTATCTGATAATTATGATTGTTTATATAGCGCATTTAAAAATATTAATATTGATAACACAATATTAGATAAAGTAGAATTAGATACAGATATTAAAAAGTGTCTATTGACTTGTATTGAAAAGTTGTGTGTTGTTCCACTACAAACATTTAATGGTGAAATGCACTTACATTGTTTTCATATTGACGGTGTAGATGTTATAAAAGAGGCTATAAAATATGGTATTTCAATAATAGGCTCTAATAAAATATCAGTCCATTATTTATCAGCTCCTCTATATGAATTAAGGACTAAAAGTTATGAAATTAATAATGCGGAAGAATTATTCAATACATATGCGAATATAGTGAATAATTATTTGAGTGATAAACAGGGGTCGTGTTCTTTTAATAGAATAATAAAAGAAGATGAGAAACAAATAAAGGAAAGTTCGGATAGCGAAAGTGATTAAGCAACCATCTTAGCTTTTATAGTCGGATGGCATTCATAATTTTTTATTACAAAATCTTCATATGTAAAATCTTCTATTGTAGAGATTGTTTCTTTTCTATTAATTTCTAATTGTGGCATATTATATGGTGTTCTTAATAGTTGTTCTTTTACAGCTTCGACATGGTCTTCGTATATGTGTGCGTCTCCTATATTAAGATGTATTGATTTAGGTTTAAGATTAGTAACATGTGCTATCATATAAGTTAAAAGCGCAGTTGAAGCAATATTAAAAGGGACTCCAAGAAACATATCACCTGAGCGTTGTGTCATAGAACATGATAAATATTCTCCATTAGATACATAAAATTGATATGAAACATGACATGGAGGGAGACACATTTGGTCTAACTGACAAGGATTCCATGCTGACATGAAAAGACGGCGAGAAGTAGGGTCAGATTTAATAGTATCTATAACATATTGTAACTGATCTACACCTTTATTTTCTAATGAAAAGTCCGAAGTTCTATTTTTTTGTGGAATATAATTAGCATTAAAATGTCTCCATTGATATCCATAAATAGGACCACATTCGCCAGTAGAATAATCTTGTAAACCGCGACTATCTAAATATTCTCTTGTTGAATTAGCATCCCATATATGAACCTTCTTATCTGCTAAATGATTAGCATTTGTATCTGACTTGATAAACCATAAAAGTTCTTCTGCTACACCTTTCCAGTATACACGCTTAGTAGTCAAAAGAGGAAATCTATCTTTTATATCGAATGATAGATTGACATTGAAAATGGATATAGTATTTGAATTGCGTGTTTTACGAAGTTCACCATTTTTTAATATATTAGATAATGAATCTAAATAAACTTGTTCGTCGATATTATAATTAATATGTGACATCATATTGCTTATAATATATATTTCTCTTTAATTTAATTTCCATACATTAAACCAGCCATACCATTCATAATTCTTAAAACATTATAATTTAAAGCATAGATATTCATAAGACATGATTGAGTGACATCACTATATAAAATAGCATTATTAATACGGCTAAAATTACATGTACCGCTCGGTTGATACAACTCAGGGTTCAATGCGAATGAATAAGTATAGAAGCCACCATATTCACCACTTGCGTCTTGTTTAAAAGCACCTGAATGGTGATAATATTGTTGAATCATTCTGAAGTAATGATTATTTTTAGTCTTAAACCTTTCAATACCGTTATATTCAAGACGACATTCTTTCATAATATCATTACCAGAATTATCCCAATAGTTGAAAGTGTTTTCATTACTATTAAGTTGATAATACCAGTATAGTTCTTTAACTGGATGATTAAAATGAATTTCATTAATATTTATAGAAGGAACTAACATAAATTTATTAGAATATTGTAACTGTTCAATGAGGTATTCTTGATTTAGTGCGGCGAACATGCGTCTTTCATCAGTATCAAGAAAAATGTAGTCACCAAATAATCGTCCATCTGTCATTTCTAATGAATATGGAACATTAAATACAGTTATACCTACAATAGTAGTAAAAGGTACATCGCTTGTAGTATCAGCATAACCAGTTAGGTCTATATCTGTAGTCCAGTTAAATATATTTTCTTTAAATTGTATATTACATTTAACTTCGTGATATTGTAATGATATCATTGGTAAAGCTAAACCAGTATTCTTAGTAAACCAGAATGGAATAGGTGTATATGTTGTAGCAGTTCCATCTGGATTTAAAGTAAGACCTGTAAGCATGTTTTCTAAGTGTGTCCATTTTTCAAAATTGGAAGACAACTGTAACCATATATCTATCCAGTCTCCATAAAGTCGGTCTATTAATTGACTACCTATTGTCAATTCAATATAATCGATAGCTCTTGTACCTATTCTTGGAATATTTGGATTGAGTGTGGACATAGGATTAAAAGATGGTAATAAAGAGTGAACTATACCACCATTGTTTACAATCGGTGTTCCACCTACACCTAATATTACATTAAATCCAGAAGCGTCAAACATAATTTGAGAAGTTCCACTATCTATATAAAAGTTACCGGAATAATCTATTGTGGTAATCCCATCAGTAACACTTAAAACACCTGAGAGGTCAATAGTTTCATCTGTATTCGCACGAAATTTCATTTCAAGCATAAGTTTTGATAATAAGTCACCATCTCTATAAAGTTGTGCAGATACATATCTACCAAATTCAGTACCACCATTAATTTCTTGTTCTATAGATTCCATGGCAAAATGAGTATGTTTTTTATAAACTTTTTTAAAGTAGGTTATTTGTGGACACCCGATTAAATATATATCATGAACACCACAAGATATTAGCTGTATAACACCACCAGGCATATAGTTATTTTAAATATATACAGAATTTAACTTTGTAAAATATTACTAACATGTTCTCTCATAACTTTAAGATGTTCATCATTTTTAATAGACTGTGTATAATCTAAATAGTTATCAAGGGAACTATCATCATCTAATTTATTTAAAAAAGTTTCTATGGTTTCAGAAGCGAGTAGTTTTGATTTTTCAATATCTTTACATATCTGTTCAATATATAAAAAGAGTTCCATACGAAATCTAAAAATGTTAACATATCGTGGATATAGAGTGATATTATCCGAACAATTATCAATAAAATTGTATAATTCTATTTCTAAAGGTATATTTAGACCAACATAAGAAAGACGGTAAATTATAGTGTGTAATATTAGCATAGTTTGTTCCAAATGATATTGTAAAGGGTCAATGGTGTTGGTATAATAATTGGTTGGACTTGTTCCAGTAATATCTATAATAGAAGAGTCTTCAGATGATATAGAATTTAATAAAGGGTTTTCATTTTGTAAAGACATATCATTAAGGTTAATAAGTTTTAAGAATATCATTTTAAGAAAATTAGATATGACGGATAGTATATTAATATCCATTATAATTGAAATATTATTTTGGTCATTATGTAATTTTTGATTAAGTCTTATACCTCCTATTGTTTTATGTATTATAAATGTTTTGATTTCGGATGTGTGTACTTCAATAGAAGATATAGATTCTGAAACTGTAAGATATTCATTAAAAAGAGCAATGCTTCTTTCAACTAAATATATACTAACACGGACATTATGAGTATAATTATAAATGATATTAAATATATTTATACATACATCCGCACAGTCAACAGCATATTCTGGATTTTTAGTATTATTATATGTCTTAATAAGAGCATTAACATATGATTTAAGAAAAAGGTAGATGACCTTTTTATTATCAATGTCAGGTTCTTGACATTTTTTTATTATAAAGTTTAGAATGTCTTCATTGTTTAAAGCAGGAGTACTCATTATGTAATAGATGGGTAAAATTACTGGTGCGTTTAAAACGAATAAAAATGATATATGATATATATTGAGGTGTTGTATATCACATCCTATTTATAGGATGGGCATCTCAACTGCGGTTTGGTATACGAACGAGGTATTATGACAGATTTATCTGTCGTAGGTGCTATAGTGACACTTTTGACCAAGAGGTTTCTGCTAATAGAAATGAGGTTTTTGTTACTACTCAATGAAGATACCTTATCATGACTTTAAAGTCATAATAAGTTATATTAAATGCTTAAAAATATATGATAATTTAAAATACAGTTTAAGATTATGTCATTACCGACAAATTTGGTTAATTTAATTAAGAACAGTTCAAATTCGATTGGTATATTTAACTCTTCAAATATTGTTAAAAAAGTGACTTATTGGAATAAGTATTTACCTCATATTAAACCATATTATGCGATTAAGTCTTTTAATAATCCAAATATAATTAAAGAACTTTTAAAGCACAATATAAGTTTTGATGTGGCAAGTAAAGGTGAGATGAGAGATATTATTAAAAATGGTGGGTCATATGATAATATGATTTTATCAAATCCGATATGTTCGAAAGAAGATTTGGAATTCGCATTTCATAATAAGATAGCTTTTGTAGTTTGTGACGATTATGAGAGATTGGAATATATTAAGATGGTTGCGCCATGGGTCAATATTTTATGGAGAATAAAATCGTATGAGAGTGATTCATTGATAAAATTTAATAATAAATTCGGTGCTTCCATAGATGAAACTATTAAAGTTATAGAAAGAAAAAACCATGGATTAAGTGGTATAAGTTTTCATGTAGGTTCTAATTGTGGTAATGTAGAAGCTTATAAATATACGATAGAAAGTATACAAAATAATTTATTACCAAGATGGAATAGTTCATTGTGGAAATGTGACTATATCGATATCGGTGGTGGTTTATCACATATAGAAGATGTTATTAAACTATCTGAAAATATGAAAGGACTATTGACTGATAAAAAGCTAATAGCTGAACCAGGTAGATATTTCAGTATTGATTCAGTAAGTCTATATACAAAAATAATAAAGATAAAAGTATGTAATAAGACAGGATATTACAATATTTTTATAAATGATTCAATTTATAATAGTTTTAGTGGTAATATATTTGATAAGCAGGTTCATTATCCGATACCAATGTATAAAGGAAATGAAATGGTGAAATGTACGATATGGGGAAATACTTGTGATGGTATAGATAAAATAATAGATGATATATATTTACTAA